CGACTCGCGACTATGGATTGCACTAGCCGCCGTGACGATCTCCCAGTAACAAAAGCGACGATCGCCCCAGCGTATAACAAAGGTGCGTACCAAGTGATACCCGAGTCGGATATCGAACATATAGGAAGATGATATGTATTGGATAAGCAAGAAAGATCAAGGGCTTGGTATATCCCTAGGAAAGAAGCGTTTACGCGATTTCAAACCAGAGGAAGGGTGCGAGTATTACGTTCGCACTAGCAGAAAGTCGCCAGACTTTTGTGATTTTGTACCTGTTTACATCGGCAAAAACGGCAAGCTCGTTAAGACCGATACAGCCTCGACGGGGTGGTTTTGATGTGACATACCGACAACTTAAATGGCGGCTGTCGACTCTCACTGAAGAGCAACTCGATACTGAAATAACTATTCGTCAAGATAACAACGAGCTAGTACCTGCACGATTTTGTAGTAACGCTTGGAGTGCTCCGAGTATCGGTGATCGACTTGACGATGACCACCCTGTATTTTTAGTTAATTTGGAGGACTAATGAGAAACGAAACTAACGAAACGCCGCTCGACGTAGCGCGAAGCAAAGCCCTTGCGAATATGGCTTGGGATATCAAAGCGGATTACGCGGATCTTGATGAAAACACTAGCGCGTTTGATAAACAAGTGCTACGCCATCAGATTAAAGAATATGCCCGACTCGTTGACCGCTACCACCACGATAGCGACGGTACGATTGAAAACCTAGTCGTTTAGTGCTTTACTATCGGGGTACTCGTAAGTACCTTATATATACGCGCGGTATACGCCGCGCCGGATTACTAAACGATAGAAAGGAGAAAGGTATGGAACCAAGAAATACAATCGCCGAGATGGACTTGAGTAACCTGACCGACGAGCAAGTTGAAGTGATGACCAAACTGGCACGGTTTGCTGAAGATGGCTTTGATCTTTCAGCAGAAAGAACTAGTAATAACAAAATGCGCGTTTTCCGAGAAAAGCAAGCAGGACAGTGCATGGTTCTTCGCCATCGACTACGCCAAGAAAAAGAAACCCGCAGTGAATTGTGGAACCCAGTGCGCGATGCAGACCGAATAAACATTGACGGGCTGATTCGTTTTTAACAAAGCCTCGATTTGATTAAGCCCGCCTCGAGCGGGCTTTTTTGTGCCTATTAGAACGACCCGAGATATTGCGTATATTGTCTATTTAGAAAAAAAACTTTTTTTATTTTTTTCAACTAAAACGACTAATAAAGTAATAGAAGTAATAGAAAAGTGAAAGAAGCCTCTAGATACAAGGGATGGGGGCCGTGATGAGTGTGACGAGAAAGTAATAGAAATCGTATAGGTTATTGAAACGAGAACAGTGAATAGTGGTGAGAGGCCATGAGGGAAATTTTTACTTTTTATAAATTATTTTATTTTCTAAGATATAGTTCTACACGCTTACGACCCTCGGAAACACTGCATGAAAGAACTACAGTACACTCCCCTGACACCTGCTGATGACGGAAACGGGTACATCGACGCCGATGGTAAGAGATGGCAACCGCTAAATCCGAAACAAAAGAAGTTCGCTCGAGAGTATCTGAAAGGCCAAAACGCTACCGAAGCAGCGGTAAAAGCAGGCTATACGAAGAATCGAGCCGCAGCTAAACGACAAGGCAGCGTCTTACTCAACCACAACCCACTTTTGCGAAATTACCTTATAGACCAGGAAATCAAGGAGGCAGAGAGGGATAGGGTTTCCATGGAGGGCCACCTCTCCGCCCTCCACGACTTGCGTGAGGAGGCACGGGAGTCGGGGCAGATTAACGCAGCGATCACGGCAGAGATACACCGAGGGAAGGTCGGAGGGCTTTACATCGATCGACGCGAGGTACTGACCGCGAAGATCGACATGCTCTCCAAAGATCAGCTGATCGATCGACTCGGAGCACTGATCACGAAGCGCGTACCGCAAACGATCGAGGGAGAGATTACGAATCGGCTCGGATCGACAGACGGATCGACGGATCGATCGACTGTATTAATTGAGCGAGGGAGCGATTGACCCACCCACCCACCACGTTTGATCGATCGACGGATCGATCGATCGATCGACTATAAAAAGATTGACGGAGCGCGAGCGCACCCACCCACCCACCACGATTCATTGACGGCGAGCGAAAGACGGATTGAGCGATTGACCGAAAGCGTTGGTCATAAAAAAGGGAGCCGAGTGGCTCCCTTCGTGGGTAGGGATCCTTCTATTCGAAGGATCCTAGTTTGACGATACCGGTCTGACCTTTCCACTCTTTGCGACCTTCGATCTGCATTTTGTAGTGAGTCATGACGACCGCCGCGTCCTGCTGGTATCCCCAGTCGGATAGCGCGTCGACGATATCTTGAATCGCGACCATTCGGTGCGCGTCTCCGGCCAGCGCGTAATACGCGGTGATGATCTTGATCATCTGCTTGGGGAGTCGCACGCCAGACGGAACGCTGTCGAACATTACTGATCCGCTGGTGGACTTACCAGTGCCGACCATAGTGGGAAGCTCCATTGGAGCTGCTGCTTGCTTTGTAGCTGAGTTAGCCATAGTGTTTTCCTTTCTACTTTCTAAGTGTATGTGGCCACGCTACCGCCCGACCACAGACGTATCCTCGCCTATACGCCTGCTAAAGTAAAGCGAAAACGACCTACTAATTTGCTATATAGCCACGCTTGCTTATAACCTTTCCGCGCTAACGGTTCGGTTTAGGGGCGCGACTTAGCGGATCCGTCTGAGAGACCCCCCATACCCCCAAAAATGCCGCAAGGCACCCGCCCACCCACCACTACCTAGTTCCCGCCTCTTTTTCCGAGATACTTTTGCTTTAGGTTCCCTATTCAAAAATTTCGCACATTTATATTTTTCGATGGGTCAAAATTTTTCGCGAAAATTTTTTAGGGGTAGCGAGAGTAGTGATTAGGGAGTTACGATTCGGCTATCTTTGATGAGGATACGTTATGTACGGTCAGTCTCCTTATGGTTCGACGATGGGTCGCGGGATGTTTATGAATCCGCAGATGATGATGATGTTACAAATGCGCGATCAGATGAGGGCGCAATACGGGCCGATGCCTACGGCTGGAGATATGCAAGCACAGGCAGAAGCAGCAGCGGGGGATGATTCAGAAGCTATGGCCGTTACGGAGCCGCAAGGCCCGACGAATAACCGTGAGCGGTTAGAGCAGCTTCAGGGTGATTTAGATGAGCTTAGTCGTGGTACGCAGATGATTGCTGCAAATCAGGGGCAGTTATCTCGGCATTTAGGTGCGGGTGCTCAGATGATGGGCGGTGGTTTAGGTTCGTTATTAGGTGGTTCAGGGATGATGGTCGGTGGTTTAGGCCGGTTACAAACTCTAGGGCCGGAAAGTTTACGAACGGTATTTACAGCTAGTCCATTTAGTCGACAAGACGCGCAAGAAGCAGCAGAAGATGCCTGAGAAAAAGAAAAAAGATTCTCGGTTAGAACGCGCAGGGGTTAGCGGTTATAACAAACCGAAGCGTACCCCGTCCCATCCTAAAAAATCCCATATCGTTGTTGCTAAGGAAGGCGATAAAATTAAGACGATTCGATTTGGGCAGCAGGGTGTAAAAACTGCGGGTAAGCCTAAGAAGGGTGAGTCGGCGAAGCAAAAAGCGCGGCGTAAGAGTTTTAAGGCACGTCACGGAAAGAATATCAAAAAGGGCAAGATGAGCGCAGCTTATTGGGCCGATAAGGTGAAATGGTAATGGACGATATGCAAGCGGTTTACGATGAAGAACTTAGTCGCGGTCGTGGAGGCTTACTGTCGCTGTTACGCGGTACGGGGGATATTACTCTCGGCGAAGAGGTAATGGATAGCTTGCCCGAAATTATGGCGATGTTACAAAATACTAACAAAGATACGTTGACGATGCGGCAAACGCAGGAGATGGGTCAGCCGAGCGAATTAGCTGTATCGTTAAGTGATCAACCTGCATTAAGTTCGATGGTTGGCCCAGAGATGGCATTATTAGCTGGAATGATGGGTGGGCCTGGAGGAAAGGCTAAGGGTTTAGCTTCGTTAAAAGATGAACTAGCGCAGTTTATTACAAAAGATAAAGCTGATACTGCGGATCGTATGCGCCGGTTAGACGAAGACGATATGTTAACGCGGTTAGCGGATCAAGATCGTATTGACCGTACCCGAGCGGAACAGTTAGAGGGGTTACGTGAGCGTAGTGATTTTAACACTCGTTTAGAAGGAGGCGAAATGTCGGAAGAATACGAAACGGCATTACGCGAATACCAAGATTTTATGAACCGCCAAGGTGAATCTGGAATCCAGAAGTTACGGAAAGATATTTTTAGCGATCCTGACCAGATGGCAGGTGGGGGACGTCCAGGGTTGTATGCAAATATCGCCGCAAAGCGTAAGCGGATAGCTTCGGGTTCTGGCGAAACGATGCGTAAGGCGGGATCTAAAGGTGCGCCGACGAAGGAAAATTTCCGACAGGCCGCAACTACTGCTAAAAAAGCTAACGGTGGTGGTTTAAGTTACGCGAAAGGTTATTACGGGAAGTCGTATAAATGAGCCAGCTTACAATGGCCCAGATAGACGAGCAAATTAAAAACGCTCCTTTATCTAAAGAAGACGCTAAAAAGCACTTTATAGAAAAAACGGAAGAATGGGGGCTGCAGCATACGTTTCATTTCGATGAAGCGTGGGATTACGCGGTATACCAAAGAAAACAAAAAGAATTCAGAGAAAAAATAACTGAGTTCGAACAAGCGGTTAACGCACATCCCGCTAAACTACAAACGGTTCATGAGATAAACCCAACTAAACATAGTTTTGCAGACGGTCAGTATATTCGTGAGATTTTTAATCCAGCAGGATTATTTATCGTTACGAAAATACATAACAAAACGCATCCGTTTTTCTTAATGCAAGGTGAAATGTCTATTTTTTCACAAGACGGGGTAGAAAAAATATCCGCTCCCTACCACGGCATAACTCAAGCGGGAACTAAACGCGCGATATACACTCACACTGAGTGTGTGTTTGTTACAGTTCATGCAACAGACAAGTTAAACATTGAAGATATCGAAGAAGAAGTAATCGCTAAATCTTTTAAAGATGTTAAGTTACTTCCCCCTGATATTCAACAAGTAGAAAAACTTATCTGTCAGATCAAGGAGAAACAGCTATGAGCTTTATTGCAGCTGCAATTATAGGGGCGACAGCGACGGCTGCGGCTACGGCGTATTCTGCTCGTCAAGCCCGTAAAGCACAAAGAAAAGCTGAAGAAAACGCTCAAACTCGTGCGTTAATTGAAGGGTCCGCCCCGAATATCGCGATGGTTAAAGAAGTTGTTCCTGAAGAAGTACAGGGTAGCGACGTTTCTGGATTAGAAGAAGCGTTAAAAGCGATGGATTACGAAGGAGGTCAGCCTCCGGTTCCAGGAGAAGACGACGCTATGGGCGCAATGCCTATGGAGCTATCTGAAGAAGATTTAGCGATGCTAATAGAATCAGGTGGTTTAGAAAGTGTATTTACTCAGATGGCCGCCGACGGTGGGCCGGTAGGTACACCGAACGACGTATATTATTTTGGCGTTCCGCAAATTATGGGGATGATGCAAGACCCCGACCCACAAATCCAGCAAGTAGGTATGCAACTTGCGGATCAAATGGAAATGACTCCCGATGCGGGGATGGTGCCAGCTACGCAACAACAAATACAAACGATGGCTAACGGTGGCCGAATATCTTCTGAAAGGTTAAACCAAGAAAGACTCCGTTGACCACCCCACTTGAACAGCTAAAGGAAGTAGACCTTTCCCATCTATCGAAAGAAGAAGCGAAAGAGTTTACTCTTCTCCTAGAGGAATTAGAAAAGCGCGAAAAACGCGAAAGTTCTATGGCGTCGTTTTACGATTTTGTTAAAACGATTTGGCCAGAGTTTATTGCGGGTGCGCACCACAAAAAGATGGCCGAGGCATTCGATAAAATCGCCAGCGGAGAATCAAAACGCCTCATAATCAACATGCCTCCACGACATACGAAGTCTGAGTTTGCTTCGTATTTGTTCCCAGCTTACTTATTAGGTAAGCGTCCTAAATTAAAAATCATTGAAGCTACGCACACAGCTGACCTTGCGGTTAACTTTGGCCGTAGGGTTCGTGACTTAATTGAAAGCGAAGAATATGCGGAGATATTTCCAGCTACCGAACTAAAAGCTGACTCGCGAAGCGCGGGTAAATGGAATACATCGCAGGGCGGTCAGTATTATGCGGCGGGTATTGGTGGCGCACTCGCGGGTCGTGGTGCTGATTTGTTTATTATTGACGATCCTCACTCTGAACAAGACGCTTTTTCGGATAAAGCGTTAGAAGAAGCGTATGACTGGTATCAAACTGGCCCCCGTCAGCGCCTTCAGCCAGGAGGTGCGATCGTTATCGTAATGACTCGTTGGTCTAAAAAGGACGTAACGGGTAAATTAATCAAGCGGATGACGCAAGAAAAGGGTGGCGACGAATGGGAGGTTATTGAGTTTCCCGCGATATTGCCATCAGGTAAACCGCTATGGCCTGAATTTTGGTCATTAGACGAATTAGAAGCTACGAAAGCGTCGATACCTCCGTCTAAATGGGCAGCGCAGTATATGCAGCGGCCTACGGGCGAGGGTATTTCGATTATTCCTAAAGAATGGATAATGGAATGGCCTAGAGATAACCCTCCATCTTGCGATTATTTGATTCAAAGTTACGATACGGCGTTTTTAAAATCCGAAAGATCCGACTATACGGCGATAACAACGTGGGGGGTGTTCTACCCCGAGGGTAAAATCGGCGATGAACACTATAGTGGGCAGGATGCGCATATAATTTTGTTAGATTGCGTAAAAGAGCGGTTAGATTTCCCTGAACTCAAGCGCGAAGCGATGCGGTTATACGAACATTGGGAGCCTGATTCGGTAATTATCGAAACGAAAGCCTCTGGTATTCCGTTAACGCAAGAATTACGGCGGCAGGGTATCCCAATAAATACCTTTTCACCGAGTAAAGGTCAGGATAAGATCGCTAGATTGAATGCGGTTAGTGGAATTTTCCAAGAAGGCCGCGTTTGGGTGCCTGATACGAACTGGGCGCAAGAATTAGTAGACGAAGTTGCTGATTTTCCTAACGGGGACAACGATGATTGCGTAGATGCAACTACTTTAGCCCTAAGTCGCTTTAGACAGGGCGGATTTTTGCGATTAGATGGCGATTATGACGACGAAGAAGAGTATTATCCGAAAATACGGGCATATTACTAATTTACCGTCTCAAAAAATAAGAGTAGGGTAGCGTTCCATGGCTGAAGTGCAATTCCCAGAAGAGTTTGACGGCGAAGAACGGGTAGAGATCCTGTTTGACGAGGACAATAACCTCGTTGATCCTTCTATGTTAGAAATGGAAGTAGATATTCCGTTTGAAGAAAACCTTGCGGAGTATTTAGACCCCGCTACGCTTTCTGAAATTTCTGGAGAGCTACTTAGCGCGTACCAAGACGATGTAGATTCCCGTCAAAACTGGTACGAAACATTTAAAGACGGTCTAGAGCTGCTTGGTATTGAAAACGATCCTCGTAGCGAACCGTTTGAAGGCGCAAGCGGCGTATATCACCCGATACTTGCTGAAGCTGCTACCCATTTCCAAGCTCAAGCGTATAAAGAACTACTACCAGCTAACGGCCCAGTAGATACGAAAATTATGGGCGCGTCAAACGATCCGAAAGCGATGCAGGCTAATCGCGTAAAGGATTTTATGAACTTCCAGTTGTTGTACAAAATGGAAGAGTACGATCCTGAAATGGATCAGATGTTGTTCTTTTTGCCACTGGCAGGTTCTGCGTTTAAGAAATGTTATTACGATCCGACGGTAGGTCGTGTCGTATCAAGGTTTGTAAAAGCTGAAGATTTAGTAGTTCCGTACACAGCTACGGATCTGCATACGTCCCCTCGTATTACCCACCGGATGACTATGACGGAGAATGATCTTCGTAAGTTACAACTTAGCGGGTTTTATGTAGATACCGAGATGAACGCTCCTTCATATACTGACGGAGACGATTCGGTACAAGAAAAGATTGATCAGATAGACGGCGTTAGTCGTACAGGGAACCAGCATGATTACACGCTGCTTGAGTTCCATGTTGAATTAGATATCGAAGGGTTTGAACATACGGATAAAAACGGCGAAGT